GTACCTACTGATTGTAGGTAATAAATTGCTATAACATCTCCAGCCGCTAACTGTACCCCGTTAATACTATCACCGAATTTAATTTCGTAATTTTTGTTACTGTTTAAACGTATTTCGTATGTAGTAGCGGTAGCGTCTTCAAGGTAAAGAGATTCAGCACGAGACCATTTAACCCATTTACCGGTAGCAATACTCTTTACATAAACATCTATATTAAAATGGTCAACAATAACATCAGTACCTGGTATTAAATAGACAATTTCATTTGCCTCTCCTCTAGCAGTGTAAAGTGGGTACTCTATATAGGTACCTTGATATAAAAGATATTGATTACCAACAGATGCTAAGTTTTCGGTACCGGAAACAGTTTTAGTAAAGGTTGCATCACTGTTAAATGAATAAGTTGCATTACCCACTCTAATAAAAGAGTAACGAGGTATAGTATATGTACCAATGCTAAGATCAGAGGTTGCAGATACTGTAAAAGAAAGAGTAGAAGTTTGATTGCCTACTGGGGAGTAGTTTACAAGGCTTACTATACGGTTCATATTTTCGTATAGCTGGGCTTCACTAAACATCGTTTCAGTCGATGTTTGATTCATGTAATACATTAAGGTGTGGAACGAATACGCAATAATATTGTTAATTGCGGTAATGTTTGAGCCTTCGAAATTTTGATCAGTAAATAAGCCGCTTTCGTTTAAGCGGGTAGTAATAAAATTCTTTAAAGAAAGAGCGTCGAATGCAACATACTCATTTGTTGCTATATTAAGATTAGTATTGTCTGAAGCTGTGTTCATCTTTATTTAAGAAGGGTAAATCCTGTTTTGGTTAATGTGCCGGGTATGTTTAATTGCGCGTTCAATGAAGGTATCAGGATACTTAATGTAATAGTGAAGGTTTGCTGGTCTGGATCGACGTTTATATTAATATTCTTAACTGATACTCTTGGTTCAAAGGTGGAAAGGTTATTCATTATACTTTGACCTATCATACGGGCAGTTGTATCCGTTGCTGGTAAAAACACATATTGTAATAGATTTAAGCCATATTCGGGATTTAATAAGTTTTGACCAGGTGATGTGTTAAATAGATTTACTATAGAGTTAGCAATTGCACTCTCGTCGTAGTCAGCTTTAATATCACGCTCAACTGGATTACTAAAGTCTAAATGTAAGTCTACAAAACTATGCTTTGTGGTAGACTCAATTTTCTGGAGACCTTTAAAGTTTAAGCTGGGCATATTAATTACTTAGGGATAAGTAATGAAAACCATAAGTAATGGTATAACTTTTATGAAGAACGGTAAATTTATTAAGCTTTACGAAACCATCTATGATCGCTTTAAGCAAGGTCATGGATTACTAGAAGGGGATGTAGTTAAACTTAAAGATGGGTACAAGACAAGCGAGCAATACAAAGCGCTCCCAACATCTATACAAGTACGTCTTGAAGATTCAGAAAAATCTGGTTATAACTTAAGAGTGGGTAGACTTCATACCCCAGACGCCCAATACGGCTCAATGGGTTATGTTGCTTTGCCAGCTACCCATGCCGATCTTTATCAAGAACGTGCTCCTGGTGCTTTCGGTAATCTAGTTACCGTTCCTATTGGTCTTTTAGAGCCAATCGACACCGGTGTTAACTTACCCCCAGTATCTAAAAAGAATAAACGCTCTGGTAAAGAAGCTCCTTATCAAAAGCCTTCTAAGAAAGGTAAAAACAAAGATGCCGTAACCGACGAACAAACAGAAGTCGGCGAAAAACAAAATTACGCCAAGAAAGGGGATTACGAATTAGCTACTAAGAATAAGAAACCTTCAGTAGGTGCTAATAGCTATGACGACTCTAAACCTTCTACAAACTACAAGCCACTTGCTAAAAATAGCAAGAAACCAAAGACTTTAAAAGAGTCTATGGAAAATATTGAGAATGTATACATGGATATTCTCAATGAAGATATCGGTTTATCGGGTCCTGGTACCGCTGAAAATACAGAAATGTATGAAGATGTTGGCGAAATCGAAGAAAGCATGGTTAAACCAGAATGCTGGAATAAAGAAACCAATGCTGTTATCGATGAATGCTGGAATGAAGACGGTTCTATGAAGCAAGATTGCTGGAACGAAGATACCGACGATACTACCGGTACAACTTCAGAAGTCACTCAAGCCCCAGAAGACAGAATGCAAACCTCAGCATATGAGGCTAAAAATCATATGGGTGAAAGAGAGTTTCAAACATATGCTGGTTGGAAACGTGCTTGCAAAATGATTAAACCTGATGTAACGTTTACCGGGGATAGAGATATAGATAGCTGCGAAGTCGGAGAGTGGGACGGAGCGGTAGGCAGTATCTTCAATAAAGCTTCTAAAGCTGACTCAAAGTAATAAGACAGCTAAAAAAGTTGATCTCTTGATCCATAACTAAAGCACTTCTATATAAGAATTCAGAGACTTGCAGCAATGCAAGTCTTTTTTTGTTATCAGGTAATCCGCTCTTGTATACAGCATTGAACAAGTCCCTCATTAGCTTTGGGTAGTCGTTACCAAAGGTTTGTTCGCTTTCTATTACTAGCTTACGTAATGTCATGAGATCCTCTTTGTCCATTGTTTTATCCAGGATCTCCTGTGCAAAACTCTCGTTGTTAATAACGTCTTTAAGACAAAGCTTGTTCTCAATAACACTACGCTGAATATAGTTAATAATTCTCCGTAAATCCGGGTAGTGATAACGAATAACTTCTTTAATACGCTCTACTTGTTCGGCTTCAACATTAACGTTCTCTTGTTGTAGAATATAAACTATTCGCTTAGCATATTCCCTAATAGGAGGAGTAAAATCAGTGAAAACTTGACAACGAGATTGAATGGGCTGAATAATACGATGTAGATAGTTACCAGTGAGAATAAAACGGGTATTACCGGCATACTCTTCCATAACATTACGCAACGCTCTCTGGCCCGCATCAGTAAAGTTGTCAAACTCGTCCAGAAAAATAACCTTAAGCTTTCCATCCAGACTCTTAGTTTGTGCAAAGGTAAGAATTGAGGTACGAACTTCATCGATACCGTTCTTCTCGCTTGCGTTAATGTACAAATATTGTGCATCTAAAATCTCATTTATAATAACCTTAGCTAAGGTAGTCTTACCAGTACCGGCATTACCTACCAATAGCATATTAGGTATTTCTTGCTTACGTCTACACTCTTCTACGAATGTACGTAGAGTTTCAGAAAGAACCATATCGGCCAGTTTAGTTGGCCGATATTTTTCTACCCAAATGTTCTGAAGCTGTTCGTTAATTGACATTATTTTTTATCAGACGAGCCAAAACCCTTTTCACCACGAGCAGATTCAACT